ACTAATCCAACCCACTGAGCCCCGTATTGATCCAATCACCATAAGTATACATGGTAAGCCTGGTGCTGGTAAATCGTTAATACAGTCCCGTATAGCAAAACTCTTAGCTGAGAAGCTAGAAGCTAGTTATACAGACACTGTATATTGCAGAAATACTCAATGCGATCATTGGGATGGTTACAACAACCAACCTCTTGTGATCATTGATGATTTCTGTCAATCAACGATTAACTACATAGAAACAGGTGATAGGTCGATTGGGGAGTTCATAACCTTGAACTCCACAACCGATTACATCACTCCCATGGCGAAATTGGAGGACAAGGGGAAGAAGTTTAATTCTCCCCTGATCCTCTATTCGTCTAATCTTTCAACCTCCTGTGTGTCAGCGATTCTGGGCAAAACTGTCCAGACTCCTGACGCGATTCTTCGAAGGTGGGACATTTCTGTTGATATTGATAATCTAACTGCTTATACTTTGTATAAGGAGGGAGAAATTCAAAAGTTCAAGAGAAAAGTCATCCATCGCTTTAATAATATTTCAGAAGTCGCACCCTGGATTGTTTCACAACAACTCCAATTATGGCGCGATAAATCTGTTTTTTATCAAAGCATATTCGAAGATCACATCTATCAACCAATCTCTACATCTGGTCAGTACTTCTACAAGTTCGAGACTGCAGAGCCTTCCTCTAACGAGGTAAAGGTCTCAGCTATTCTTGAGCCGTTGAAGGTTCGGACAGTGACAGTAGGTACTGCAGACAATTGGGTTCTTAAACCCTTACAGTCTGCCATGTTGGACGCTCTTAGAGCATTTCCCAGCATGAAACCCTGCTTCACTCCCGAATATACTGATGAGGTTCAGCGCCTTTTCGAAAGAGAAGGACTGATCCTCTCCGGTGATTATTCGTCTGCTACAGACGGACTTCACTCGGACATATTTAGAGCTGGTGTTGAAACCTTAGCTTCAGTCTGCGACCCTGCACTATTTAAGATAGTACAAAGGGAAGCAGGCGTGCACACAGTCACCTATCCCAAGAAATATGGGATTGAGGACGCTTACCAGACAAATGGACAACTGATGGGATCACTCCTATCGTTTCCGTTCTTATGTCTGGTAAACGCCTTCACCGTGCACAAGGCTACGGGTAAATCTTTGAAAGATATACCTGCCTTGATACACGGAGATGATCTGTTAGGTAAGATGACACAACAAGAATATGATCTTTGG